TCCGTATATACATACCCTTGCTTTCCCATTATAACGGCCATGTTGGTCTCCTATGGTTCGTAATATTCAACTATCGCGTCCACGTCCATCAAGTAATCCATCGTGTCTGGGTCTATCCGTTGCCGAACGTTTTCTATCGTCACTATATTCACCACGTGGGAGTAGATAGTCCCGTTTGCCCACCGAAGTCTTTTTACCACCGCGTCCTGAAGACTTAACGCTTCGAGATTCGAGTCCGATACGCATGTAAACTGGAAACGCGCTTGTCCAGCACATATTAACCCCGAGCCGAAATACATCGGCCTTTTCGGATCGCTCACGCGGAAAAAGTATATGTACGGCCTCGCCGAGTTCTGCGGGGCGAGCATCCAGTACACATTCGTCGAGACGATAGCTGCGACATCCGTCCCCGCCTCCAGGTAGTCCTTCAATGCTCCTTCCAGGTACGTTGCCATTCATGCCTTCACTTCACGCATCGGGCCCGCTTCACGCAAAGCCTTCATCACCGTCGTCTTTAAAAAGTCCGCTATGTACTTACGCGAGGCGTCGAGCGCCGGCCTGAGGTACGGTTGCGCCTTTGCCCCCTTGGTCCTCCGTGCGAATATTCTCTTGCCGTCCTTGCCAATCCATGACAGGAACTTCGCCCGTATCGGGTATATGTAGTGCGGAGGGGAGATCTGAGACTGCATCCCCGTACCGAACTCGACATAGATATCGTATGGCGTATCGGGGCCGACACTGTACCCTCCAACTATTTTCTTCGTTTGAATGCTTTCCTTCAAGTCGCCCGTGTCTACCGGAACATAGACTCGCGCCTGATCTCGTATAAGCTCCACGGCGTAGACCGCCGACCTGTCGAGCGCTTCCTTGAGGAGCTCCGGCTTCTTGACGTTTATGTTCGTTCTAAAGTTCATCGAAAACTTCACGTTCGTTTCTCCAGCCAGACCTCGAGATGGTGTCCGCGTTCCATTATGTTCTCCACGCCCTTGATGTCGTAGTCAACGGAGTCGATTGTCATTTTGTCTTCGGCGTCGAAGTCTGTACCGACTGAGCAAAACATTCTGTGTGTCGCAAATACCATGTTCGTCCCAGAGATAAAACGCTCGCGTAATGAGACAGTCTGGAGCGCACACCGTATCGTTGCGATTGTCGCCCAATACGTCGCGTCCGTATAATCCGGCCCCACCTCGTTCACCGTCCCGTTGAATCTCTTGAGGTACGCCGTTTTGTTGTACCATGACTCTATCATCGCGCCACCGGAATAACCCACGGGTCAAGCCCGCCTACTACGTCATCAGGATAATCATAGCCAAGCTGTGCCGCCCGCGCATAGCTTACGGAATAGTTCCCTATCGTCTCGCTTGAGACTCCCGTTCTGTTTACCCGCTCAAGCATGTCGTAACGAATCATGTTCGCCACCGCCGGCTTGATTGCTCGCGGGAATACCACGAGAGAAACCACCACGTCGGTATAGGTATACGAAAAATCATTCACTGCATCCTCGTCCCGTATCACGCCCGAGGCGTCAACGGTCAACGTCAACGAATCGGTCCCCACGGTCGATATCTGATATATCCCGTCGTTTTTCATCGTGCCTTCGATGCAGATATCGTCACCGTTCTTGAAACCTATGTCATCGAAATCGAAAGCAGGGTCGTCTATCGTTATCGTCGGATTGTCCGCGCTCGCGAAGATTATTTCCGACGTCCTTAAATAGACTCGCGGCTGCTTGAACTTGTTGTTTGTTATCGTAATGACTTTGTCCTGCACGTAAGGTATAAGCGACTTTATCCTCACGTCGTAGGTGTCATCGGTATAGTTCAGTAAAGACTTCACGTCTTTCAGCGTTATCAGCGGCATTTGAGTTTTAAGTCCTTTACGAGTACCAGTTTCCCTTCCCTATCTCTTACTATGAGTCCGCTCTTTTCAAGCTGCTTGATTTCCTCGTCGGTCAAGTCTTCAATCTCGATTTCATCAAGGTCGATCTTTCGTTTCATGTTCTCCTTCTAATTAGGCGGGGGATTTCTCCCCCGCCCGATTGTGTTACGCGTTCACGTACCCGTAGCTGAGATACTGCAAAGCACCGAGAACCGTTGACGTGGCGTTCAAGAAATACATGACAAGCGGGTCGCCCTTCGCTTTCGCGTAGAACAACCCCTGATCCTGCGCAACGGTATTCGTAACCGCCGTCGTTGAGAGATGATACTTCAGGTTGTGTCCATCACCCGAAATACCGAGCCCCCAGACCCTGTTCCCCGTTGACACGGTGTCGAGTAAAGCGTTGGTGAGTTCGCAATACCCGACGGGGTTTACCGCCGAAGTCGTGGCGATGACCGACGCGATGGTGTCCACGGTGTAGGTGCCGTTGTCGAGTTCGATACACACGTAGTCACCCGTTGCGAGAGCCGCTACCGTCAGAGCCGCAGTCGTGCCGCCGATAGTCGTCGAGGTGATCCTGATACTCGTCGCGTTCGACGGTGCATCCGAGGAGACGGTCGTATTCGCATTCGCCCTGAAGAACTCAAGGTCGCACTCCGCGCTGATTACCGTACCCGAGATGAACTGAAAGGCGTACACAACGGGTTTGTAGTTTCCATACGGCGTGATGTTCCGTATCATCGCCGTCGCCGTCGCGCTCTGTTTGTAGTAGCCGAAGCTCCCTGCCGATCTTAGAAAAGTGTTACTTCCCATTTTGTTTCTCCTTAGTTTTTATTCCTTATGTTGGGTCGCCAATCCCCTCAAGGCTTCGAGTATTCTTTTCATGCTCTCAAGTGCTCCTGCTTAAGCTGCGGTCTGTAGCGCAACGCACTTATCCACGATACCGAGCGCCGTACCGAACCGAGTCCGGAACCGCCAGAACGCCTCGTCGTACTCAACGGCATACATCGTCTGGTCGTAATACTTGATTTCCATTCCCATTCGGATACCGTAGAGAATGGTCTTCGGGTCAACAAGCAAGACGAACGGCGTCGAGGCCGCACTGGATGCGAGGTCCGGCATACCGTCCGCGAGCACGATCTGAAAGCCCCGCGCCCGCCTCGGCACGACCTGGTCCGGATTCCAGTAGTATCTACCCATCGCGTCCTTGTTGCCCGACACGACGTCCCAAATCGTCGGGTGCATGACAAACACACAACCCTGTCTTACTTCCTGCGTGGTGAGCGAGGCGATCGCGAGGTCAAGGTCGTCGTAGGAGATGTCCGCGAAACCCGACCCGCCCATCGTCACCGTGTTCGTCGTTGCCGTCAACGCTCCCGTGTTCGGCGAGGTAGTATTGAGAAGCTGCTGCTCGACGAGCACCTTGAGTTTCTTGACGGCCTGGTCTCTGAGGAGTGCCGCGATCTCGAGGAACGTGTCTTCGAGAAGTTCGTCCGCGACACCGACCCAGCGGCCCCAGGTGTACGAGGTCACGTCCTTGTAGGTGATGCTCGGAACGACCTCGCCCTTTTCCGAAGTGTCATAGGAGAGGTAAGTCCCCCACGAGAACTTCGTGCTGCCCTCGACCGGCCACCGATGAATCCTGCCCCTCATCGGGAATTGCTGCACGAGCGGGATGATCTCGCTTTCGGTCCCGAGCGTTCGAAGGATGGTCTCCTCGTAGATGTACCCCGGTATAGCGTAGGACCAGTCAGTCCCGCTTGAGTCTCCGGTGAGAGGAGTACCGAGGTCGGCCTTCTCTATTTCCTTATTCGTGACATCCTCGACGCTCTTGATCTCGATCTCGTAGTTTCCCTTGGGACTACGTACGACTTTCGTCCCGACTTTGCCGAGATATTTCCGGTCCCGATGCTGGACGGCCTGCATCCATTTCGCGAACCTGAAAAGCCTCCCTCGGTCGGAATCTTCCTGCGATACGTCCGGCTTCGTGTTTATCATCGGAACGTTGATTTCCTTGATCTGCTTGTTGAGCCGTTCGTTTTCGGCCTTGAGCTCGGTGATCGTTTTCTGCGCTCCGTCGAAGTCGGTTTTGGACGAAGTGTACTGCGAGAGCGAGTATGCGGATGGAAAA